GGTGTAATACAATCTAATATTGTTGATAAAAACTTTAACACTTACGATTATGAAAAAGATTATCAAGATAGATACAAAAAGTCTAAATCAAAACTTAATAAAAAAGTCTTAAACAATTTCTTTTAATGCCATCTTTACGCCTTCTTCAAGGCTAATTTCAGGTGTATAAAATGAAAGCATTTTGGTTGGATCACAAACTCTATAATAAACTCCAGTAGGCTGTGCTGTTAGATGTTCAATATTAGGATTATATTTATTAAACTTAGTTACCATAGATGCTAGTTCATTAAAACTTGTTGGTCTACCCCAACCTAAATTAACTGGTCCCTCAATGTCTTGTTTAATTGCTTCATCTACTGCGTTAACAACATCTCTCATGTGAATAAAATCTCTTACCTGTTCACCATCTCCCCAAATTTGAAATGGATCTAGTTTTCTTTTTGATCTATCTATAAAAGATGGAAATGGATATGATAAGTCTTGGTCTGTGCCATAGCCAGAAAATGGTCTAAATATATTTACTTTAATACCAGCAGCCTGTGCAAACTGTGCAAGATATTCTCCAGTTAACTTTGCCCATCCGTATGTTAAATCTGGATTACGAACATCATCAAGATCAATGTCAGATTCTTTTAATTTATATCCAGAATCTCTATATTGTTTTTCAATAGGGTATGCTGCAGAGGAAGAGAAATAAACTATTCTACCTGGCTTAGTTCTTAAAGCCCAACCAAATAACTCTGAGTCAATTGACAAATCAACAGCAACTGAAAGAGGTGAACCTTCAATTGTTGCACGACCTCCAACTACTGCAGCGAGATGTATTACTAAATCATAATACTCTTCATTATGTTTGAAGAAATCTCTTGCATCATTTCCTTCTATAATATCAATTCCAGTTATATCATGATCTTTATATTTTTCACAGAAGTATTTACCTACAAATCCTCTATGTCCTGTTATTAATATTTTCAATTTATACCCTTTTCTCTTGTTCCAATTGGTATAACTACCCATATGTTATCTAATGACATTATAATTCCAATATATTCAATAAGTTTCTATAGCCAGCCAAGGTTCCTACATCAAAATATCTTCCATCAACTTCAAATGCAAAATGTTTATCAAAGTTATCAACTACCAAGTATTCAAGATCTAATCCTGGATGAGCCTTAAATTTATCTAATTGCATAATAATTTCATGATTTAATGCTAAAGCCCCCCACATATGTGGATAATCACAATCTAATACCTTATCTTTCATATCTATAATAGAATTTTTTACTAATTCCACCTGACCACCCCTACCCTTTAATTCATCATCTATTGGCCAGCATGCTAATGAAATTAAACTATTTTTTATAGACTGAGATAACTTTATATAAGGATTTTCTCCTTCAAAATATGTATCTGCCATACCAATTAAATAACTATCTGACTTATACTCATTAGCCATTTTTATTACTGCATCATTCATTGTAGATGGTTCAATAATAATTATTTCAGTTTTAGGTAGATTAAATGATTTTACTAATTCATACCAAGCACTAGTTGTACTTACAACAATTTTATCAACATAAAAACTCATTTGATTAACTTGTCTTGCTAATAAAGGAGTATTATCTTTATCACATGGCAATGCAAATTTTGGAAGACCACCAAGTCTGCTTGCCTTGCCTGATGCTGGAATTAAACCTATCATTTATCTATGAACCGTCATATCATGACCCCTTTTGGCAAGGTAACCATAATATTATAGCATTCTATCTTGAATTTTTCTAGCCTCTACTGGGGACAGTTCACCCTTATGATGTGCACTTATATCTTTTCTTACCCAAGTCATTCCATACGGGGTATCTAAATTATTAACGCCCTCTCTTCTTAAAAGTCTTTCTGCCATTGATTGAAAAGTTGGATCGTCACTTAAATTTAAGTAAGCATTATGATACCATGGTAGATCATAAAATGCTGGAGAGTTTACCAGTAGCATACCAGCAGTTGTCCAGTGCTCTTGTATTGGAGGATTACTACTTATTTCTTTTCCATGTAGACCATAAACAGGAACATTTACTCCAACTAATGGCCTATCTACTTCTAATAGTTTTTCAACAACTTCAACATTCAACTCTATATCAGAGTCTACATAAAGTATTGCTTCATAATTTACTGCTCCAATATTTTGTTCTGTACAATCTTCACCCCAATGATGGCCCGAAGTTATTCTTGCTCTTTGAGCAAACTCCCTAATAAGATTACGACCAGTTTCAATTCTTATCCACCTGTTTTGAGAAGTGACTTTTGATTGCATATCATTGATAGAATATGTCCAGTAATCTCCATTAACCTCTTTTAATGCATTAATAACATCATTAAAAGGTTCTAATCCTCTATTATCTAATTCAAATGATGAAAAGAATTTTATATTAGGAAATTTATTAATTATATTTATTCTATCTTCTATCCATGCAAGATGTTCTTTTCTGTCACATTTCCATGCTACCAATGGTGTTCCTATTACAAAATGTTTATTATAATCAATTGGCTTTAACATAATTATCCTTTATTTCTTGTATATAGTCTGAACATATACCAAAGTATCCTAGATCTTTAATATACTTTGTACCCTGATTTTTTTCTGGTAATACAAGTATAGAGCAGTCAGAAATTTTTGGAGTTCCAGGGTATCCCCAAACAAATCCCTTGCTAGTCATAGTATATTCATCCATATTATGAAAGAAACAATGTAAATCATTTTCTATACAAGTTTCTAAAGACCTATAGTCTTTGCAATGAATCCAAAGTTTATCTTTTCTTTCTTTTAACCATTGTAAATCTACAAAATGATCTGGATCATCATGACCTAAGTATAATTGTCCAAGATTAGTTCTTAAATCTATTTCTACTTCATACCCTGCAAAAATGGCTGCATCAATATAGAATGGGTTATTCTCATCTCTTGATACTGGACCATTTAAATTGCCACGGTGTGATATGTATTTCATTTTTCAGTCTGAACCCAAATCCATTGACGATGATTGTCTCCAGGGCCAGTTGGTCTAAGATCAGATTTATAATTTTTAAAACCTATCTTATTAATTAAATCATCTTTTAATTCTTCTTCATCAGTAATGCTTACATCTGCATGACCGTTTGTACTTGCTGCTTCATAAACATTGTCATAATATTTTGCGGTAGGAATTCCTTCTTTACCACCATATCCCATTTGGAAACAAAGTTTTCCACCTGGTTTTAGCACTCTGTATGCTTCTTTTAATATATTAAATCTAATTTCATGAACACAAATATGTTGAAAGCAAATAACTGCAAACATAACATCATATACATTGTCTTCAATCATTGATAGATTATCTCCAGATGTATGATATAGATTGGGAATAGGAATGTTGTTATATTCTAAATTTACCTTTGACTTTTCTAGATTGATGTTAGATATGTCTACCCCATCAATCCTTTTAAATCTATCGTTAAATTTAACTAAGTTTCTACCTGGACCACATCCGTAGTCAAGGGCAACCATGTCAGTTGTATCAAAATCTTTAAAAAGATATGTGTCGTAATCTTCCCAATCATTGTGAGCATCGTATGATCCAACAACTGGGTCTTTAAATTGCAAACTCCATACAGCAGCATATTGATCATAATATTTGTTTTGCATATTTAGATAGTCTTGTTTGTTTCTATTCATTTGTTGTTCTCCAAGTAGTAGTTTAAATCTTCGGGTGTTCCAATACCCCACATTTTTTCTATTTCTTTTACCCTTATCTTTTTACCATCTTCAATTGCTTGATTGAAAACAGGACAAACGTAAAATTCATTATTAGTTCTTATATCTTTTTCTATCATATCTTCAGCATACTTTACGTAGTCTGATCCGTGCTTCCAATAGTATATACCCACTGTCGCATTGTCTGATATAGGATTCTTTTCCGCTACCTCTGATACAAAGCCATTATCACCAATCTTTGCATAAGACCACTTAGGATGTGTAGCCTTGAACGTTAAGATACCACCATCTATTTCATCTGCATCAAAAGCATAAAGACACTCATTACTATTCCATTCTACAATCTGATCAGAGTTTGCAATTAACAAAGGCTCGTTACTATCTATATATTCTTTTGCTAGTAAAGTTGTTACTGCAGCACCCTCTGTTATGCCATTGATTGTTACAATGTCGCATCCTGGTTTTATTAAGTTTAATACTTGTTTTAAATTATATTTATGAAAATGTTCTTCTTGAACTATAAACACATAGTGAGCATCTATATTTAGATTGTCTACTACAACTTGAATCATTGGCTTACCATTAACTTCAATCAATGGTTTAGGGAAGGTGTATCCTGCTTGTGCAAATCTAGATCCAGCACCAGCCATAGGTATTAAGACATTCATCTTTTCATTTTTCCAAGGCACTTCTTTTTTTCCCTTCAATTGGAATCTATCTATCATACCAAAAAACTTATCCCTATCTAAGTCATCTGCATCTTTAATGCCGTATAAGTGCCCTCCAGAGGCTATGGCACCCTGTCTACCAATATGAGAGTCTTCTACTATTATTGTATTTTGAGGCAAGGCATTTAATGCTGTCATACATTTCCAATACATTTCTGGGTATGGCTTATGATGCTTTACATCTTCATTGCTAACTATGTATTCAATATATCCTAGTACTCCAATGGCATTTAATGCTGTTATGATAGTCTCTCTAATTGAATTACTTGCTACCGCAATTTTCCATCCATCTTTCTTTAACTGCTTTATAATAGATATTGCTGTTCTATTCTCTGAAAGTTTTTGTAGTATATCTATAGTTTGTCTTTGCTTTTCTTTCCATACCTGATCGTGATACTCTACTGGAAGTCCTTTTAATTCTGTCAACATCTTTAATTTCATAGTAGTTCCAAGGCCATCATATTTTGACAGATGCTCTTCTCTGGTAACAACAAACTTAGGGTTAATTTTTACTAAAGCACTATTTAATGCGTCATAGTGAACATCTCTAGAGTCAATTAGTACACCATCAAGATCGAATATAACTAATTTATTATCATGCATTAGGATTTGGACCTGCATGTCTATGCCATTTGTTATGTCTAACAATAGCCTTTCCATTACATTTCATTACGTACTTATCTCTAACTCTCATTGACCATTCAACATCTTCTTCTTCATTCCATCCAAGACTTTCATTTAATGGCTCTTCAATCATTACATGTTTTTTAATCATAAAAAACCCACCAGAGATATACATATATTGAGTTTGACTCCAGTCATCATAATTCAAAGACCAGGCTCTTCCGTGACCTGGCTTATCCCATAAAGACCAATCCATAGGATTACGAGCACCTGTAATTAAATACTGAGGACAAGAACATATATCCCAATCTGTTCCAAACTCTTTAAAACTTTCATACCAATTTTGATCAAATATATGGTAGTCATGCATTAAAACTATATTTTCATACTTAGATTCTTTAACTAATATGTTTTTCTTTCTTGTAATCCACATTGGTTTTTGAGTTTCATCAAAGTCTACCTTACGAATATCTGGTCCATCAATGCCATCACTATCTCCACCACCAACAAATAGTATTTCATATTCTGGAATATTCATTCTTCTAATGCTATCTATGATATCTAAAAGTCTTTCTTTATCTTCATATACCGTTATTATTCCAAATGTCCATTGGATATCACTCATGAATGTTAGGTCTTGTACTTTATTATTATACACCAACCATTGGCTATGCCATTGATTAGACTTGTGTAACTCTGAGTCTGGCTTTATTGGTCCACCAAAATGAATAATACAGGCATGATCTAACGATTTCATAGTTTCAGAATGCTCTGCAAACCTATTATCAACATTATATTTTAATGGTAAAATCATCTTATTATTGTAAAATATTTCATTAATTATGTCTTGATCTATATATTGATATTTTCTATCTAGCATAGAATCAAACTTTAACTGTATATAATTTTCTCTCCAATATTTTAATGAAGTTTTATATACCGCAGAACTTATATATGGGTAGTCTGTGTCAATATCATAATAGATATCAAGAACCCCAGCAATTGGCATAAAATACTTTGCCTCTAAATAATCATCTATATTTTTTATAACTACAGTATCACAATCTATATAAGTTATCCAATCTACATCCCACGGCATAGCATCTGTAATACATGACTTTAAAAATATTGTTTCATCATACCAATGACTTTGATATAGCATATTATTATCTTCCCATGATTTATATTTATCACTGGTTATAAACTTTATGCTTATTCCGTTTCTAATTTTTGTAAAATAATCAATTATTTTATTTTTTTGATCATCATCAAATTCATTATCTTTTGTTAATATATAAATATTAATATCTACTGTTGAGTTATTAATTAGTGAATAACAAGATGTTTTAAATAGATTAAAGTATCTTTTATCTACAACATAAACAACATCAGACATTTAGTTTATTTTCTTTTTGCCAATAATGCTGGAAAGTCTTTAACTTTGGTATCACCCATATAAGACCAAGCATATCCTTGATCAATCATTGCTAAGTTTAAATTAACACCATCAACAAATAACCAACCTAAAATTCTTCCATACTTTTCAGACGAGTCCATTTTTTCGGTTTTAATAACTACAGTTTTTGCATGTTCTAGTGATTTTTTAAGCCAATCTTTTGATTCTAATCCAAGTTTCTTTTCATATGCATCTTTAGTTCTAGATTCTGGAGTATCTATACCAGCCAATCTAACTCTTGATGAAAATGATATATCAAAGCCTAGGTCGATATCAACATCTATTGTATCGCCATCTACTATCTTATTTACATTTCTTACATGATATTCATACATGATATTATTATACCTTATTATGAATCTGCACTTGCTGTAGATCTCTTTAATTGACCCGTTCTTATACCATGCTTATAGGCTAAGTTTTCTGCTTTTCTACGAGCCTTACGAGCAGAACGTTTTTTAATTGCATCCCATGCAGCAGCCTTTTCTGGTCTTTTAATTAAGTTATACCCACCACGACTTTTACCAGTTGCCCCAATGTTTGGCTCTTTAGGGTTTTGTTTTTTTGCTTTACCATTTGATCTGTTAGTATTTCTTTCAGATGTTTTCTTTTGTGCCATTATTCTCCTTATACTTCTAAATCTAGTGGTGTTGGGGCGGTAACAAGTGTACCACACTCTGCACATTCTGCATCTAACAAATATTGTTCTATATTGTATTCTTCATCAAATGTAACTAAAACTTTAAATATATTAGTACCACAAATTGGACATACGCTTGTTGGTATTCCTCTTGCGTTTAGGGACACTGTTCTTCTTTCTTAAATACTCGTAAATTTCTGGTTCTGTAAATATCATCATACCGCAAAAAAATAAAACTGTCAACACAAAATCCCAACTCAAGAGCCTTTTCTAGTATCTGACCAAGTAGCCCAGTTAACTGAGGTCGTCTTAACTTTTTCTGCAAAGGTCATGCCACAGGTGCAGGCAATATCTTTTAAACGCTTACAATCTTCACAGTAATTTGATTCAGACATGGATACTATTATACTCCTTGAAAGTGTTTTAGGCAACCCTCCGACCCAAAACGTGCAGTCCCTGTAACTTGATCCGCACTTCCCATAACTACTATTTTGCTGTTTTATCTACTGAGTTAAAAGCAGAATTGATTTCATCAATGCTAAGTCTTCCATCATCAATGAATCCTCGTGCTAGTTTCTCAACTACTGTAGCAACACCTAGAGTTCCTGCAAGTATTATTGCACTCATGGTATCGATACCGATAATTGCACCAGCACCAATAACTCCAAGTCCATTGGCTGCAAATACAGCGATTATTCTAAGAAGTATATTCTTGATACCACTGACTGCTCCCATTGCCTTTTCGTCATCTAATTTTGTTTCTTTTGCCATTATTATTCTCCTTCCCTTATTCGTATAGTTATTAGCCATACAAACAAGACAGTTATAATTGCATACCCTACGATAGTTTTTGCACTACCCTCGAGTACTAGCCATGCTGCGAACATACCTAGTAATGTC